GCCCGATAAGAAAAACGGGATTCACGCTTCATAATACATTTACGAGAATTTTCCCATTTAGAATCGAACCATTTACCGCGATACAAAGATGGCTCATAGCCCTTCATATCCTGTGCGGTATCAGACCTAGCATACTTATGCTCTTGGCTGATATACACGACTTTCGCCGTCGCGGTTATTGCAGATTTAGCATCGACCGCATCAGAGGCGTAGGCAGGGGTTGCAAATAACATCATCATTCCTACCAAACCTCCTATCAGTTTTGTTATCATCTGTTTCCTCCTGACGGTGACAACAGTTCATCTAGCATACATAATAAAAAAATGTATGTCAAATGAAATAACAGAATTTATGAATGGAATGTGATCTATATTATATATATTTATATATTATTAATATTTATATATTAGATCTATTCCCTCCCTGACCACCCATCCATGGTATCTTGATTACTTTATTTTGTCAATAGCTTTCTTGATTTTTTCTATTGTGTTTATTCCTGGGTAGACATTAACGCCCGACGCAAGATCGTGAAAGTATACACGATCATCTTCATCTAGTCTAGGTATCACCAGCCCCCCAAATTCACTTGTGTCACAGCCAGGTAGATCAAGTGGTTCGGCCTCACCTTTGTTTATCAAATCGTTATAAGTATGTACCTCTTGAATTGTTAGTTCCATGTTGACTCTCCTTAAAATTCTGATAGAATTATATCTTACTAATAAATCTATCAAAGGAAGTGTTTTTAATTGTCTCTCATTAATAATAACGGTTCGATAAAGGATCACTACAGAAATTTCATCCACATCAGCAGATACGCCAGGTGGATGGAGGAAGAAAATAGGCGAGAGACATGGGTGGAAACAGTAGATAGACTTATGAACTTTATGAAGAGTCATCTTGTCAACAACTACGAATATAAAGATAGTGCACCAATTTTTGATGAAGTTCGTGATGCCATTATTAATCATAAGATCATGCCTTCTATGCGTGCTATGATGACGGCAGGCCCAGCACTTGAGCGTGATAACATTGCTGCCTACAACTGCTCATTTATTGCGGTTGATAGCCCAAGAGCATTCGATGAGGCTATGTATATTTTGATGAATGGTACAGGAGTTGGATTTAGTGTTGAGCAAAAATATACAGACCAACTACCCGTTGTAGCAGAACAGATGTTTCCAACAGGAACAACCATCGTTGTTGAGGACTCTAAGCTTGGTTGGGCAAAAGCATACAAAGAACTTATTGCACTTCTTTATCAGGGGCAGATCCCTAATTGGGATATGACAAAGGTTCGTCCAGCAGGAGCAAGGCTTAAGACTTTTGGTGGTCGTGCATCAGGCCCAGAGCCACTACATGCACTATTCCAGTTTACTGTCGATGTATTTAGAAATGCAGCGGGACGCAGACTTAAGCCTATTGAAGCACACGATATTATGTGTAAAATAGGAGAGGTAGTTGTTGTAGGTGGCGTTCGTCGCTCTGCACTTATCTCGTTGTCCAACCTTGATGACTTTGAAATGGCAAAGGCAAAGAGTGGAAACTGGTGGGAGAATGAAGGCCAGCGTGCTCTAGCAAATAACTCTGCTGTTTACAACATGAAGCCAAATACAGCGCAGTTTCTGCGTGAGTGGAGAAACCTTTATGAGTCAAAATCAGGGGAAAGAGGAATTTATAACCTTGATAGCGTTCGCAAGCACATTGATAGTTTCGGTCGTCGTGATTCTTCTAAGGTAGCAGGAACCAACCCATGTGGCGAAATTCTTCTACGACCCAATGAATTTTGTAATCTAACAGAGGTAATTATTGAAGCTTCTGATACAGAAGAAGATCTTAAGAAGAAGGTAGAACTCGCCTCCATCTTTGGAACCTGGCAATCTACTCTTACAAACTTTAAGTATATTCGTAAGTCATGGAAAGATAACTGCGAGGAGGAAAGACTACTTGGGGTATCACTCACAGGTATTTATGGAAATAAGCTAACATCAAATAATAATTCTAATCTATCTTCTCTATTAGATAATCTCCGTGAATCAGCAGTAGAAACAAATAAGAAGGAAGCTGAAAGACTTGGAATTAATCAGTCCATGTCTGTTACTTGTGTTAAGCCTTCTGGAACAGTATCGCAGTTAACTGGTGTATCAAGTGGCATTCATCCATGGTATTCAGAATATTACATTCGTTCTGTTCGTGGAGATAATAAAGATCCACTAACACGATTCCTTATTGATTGTGGTATTCCAAATGAGCCAGATGTTATGAAGCCAAATGATACTACCGTTTTCTACTTCCCCGTAAAGGCTCCAAAGAACGCGGTAGTTACAGAAGATATTTCAGCCATTGATCATCTAGAACTATGGAAAACCTATCGTAATCATTGGACAGAGCATAACCCATCTGTCACCATTAATGTTCATGAAGATGAATGGATGAGCGTAGGGGCATGGGTCTATGACAACTTTGATCAAATCGGTGGCGTTTCATTCTTGCCAGCAGTTGAGCATTCTTACAAGCAAGCACCCTACCAGTCTTGCACAAAGGAAGAATATGAGGAAGCACTAAAGAATATGCCCACAAATATTCCATGGGAGATGCTTACTGTTTATGAGACAGAAGACGGAACTACTGGATCACAAGAGCTAAGTTGTGTTGCAGGATCTTGCGAGATAGTTGATATTGGTGACCTAGCTAGTGTCAAAAACTAGCTGAGTCATGCTAATTATGGTACAATTGTTGACATGGCATCCTCTAATCCAAAGCTAACTGTAATAGAAAAGCAAGGTGACGATGGCATCTATGTTTGGAAGCTTCCTAATGGAAAGTTGGCTGGTGATGGCAATGGTAACATCATGAATATTCCTGCTCGTAATGGTGATATTCAGGCAATGGCTAAAATTACCAAGGCGGCAGCTTATTATGGATTTCCAGATGGTAAGCCAGAGTTTAAAGCAGGCGTAAGAAGAATTACTGATGAAGAACATTCGGAACAGATTGACAGAATGAGCCAGGGGTATATTCCTAGCGAAACAGATCTGGGTGCATGGTATGACGCAGCAAAGGGACTAAGAGCGCATGGAGAATGACGACTACGAGGGTAGAGCAAGAATTGATAATCCTCAATCAAACAAGATATCAAAATTTGATCCATTCAATGCTGGTGTAGAAACAGTAAAATCATATACTGGACTTAATCCTAATTTTAAGCGTCGTATTTCTAGACTAAATAAGGTTTGGACAGGACAAGACGGGGCAAAGTCAAAGCAGCTAATTCCAGATATGGATATTACAACTGCCTATGGACTTTTTGATGTTATTGTTCCACCATACAACCTTGACGAGCTTGCTAATTTTTATGAAACAAATTTTGCTAACCATGCAGCGGTAAATGCCAAGGTATCAAACATTGTTGGCCTTGGATATCATCTAGAACCAACTCCCAATCTTATGGACAGGATTGAAGATGCTGGCAATGATGATCAGAGAATGCGTGCACAAAGAAAAGCTGACAGAGCAAAGGCTATGGTTATGGAATGGCTTGAAGATCTTAATGATGAAGATACTCTGACTCACGTTCTTGAAAAAGCCTTTACTGATTATGAGGCAACTGGAAATGGATATATTGAGGTAGGTAGAACAACTTCTGGAGAAATTGGATATATCGGTCATATTCCTGCAACAACTATTCGCGTTAGAAGAGAACGCGATGGATACATTCAGGTAGTTAATCAAAGAACAGTATTCTTCAGAAATTTCCAAGATGTAAAAACACCCAACAATGTAACAACAGATCCGCGACCAAACGAGCTAATTCATATTAAGAAATATACCCCTCGTAATAGCTATTATGGTGTTCCAGATATCTTGGCTGCTTCTACATCACTAGTTGGTGACACACTTGCTGGTCGCTACAACATTGACTATTTTGAGAATAAGGCAGTGCCACGATACATCGTTACTCTTAAGGGTGCAAAGCTAAGTACAGATGCAGAAGATAAGCTGTTTAGATTTTTGCAGTCTGGACTCAAAGGACAAAGCCACAGAACACTCTACATCCCTCTTCCTGGAGATACAGGAGATAACAAGGTAGAGTTTAATATGGAGCCAATTGAAAATGGCGTACAAGAAGGCTCTTTTGAAAAGTACCGCAAGTCTAATCGTGAAGATATTCTTATGGCTCATCAAACACCAATATCAAAGGTTGGTGGCGGTCAGGGCATGTCTATTGCCGCTGCACTAGCATCGGATCGTACATTTAAGGAACAGGTTGCACGACCAGCACAAAGAACTTTAGAAAAGGTAATAAATAAAATAGTAAAAGAAAAAACAGATATGTTTAACTTTAGACTAAATGAATTTACATTAACAGATGAAAATACACAAAGTCAGATTGATGAAAGATATCTCAAGACTCAGGTTATTGTTCCAAATGAAGTAAGACAAAGAATGGGAATGCCTGTACGAGATGGCGGTCAATCACCAGTTGAACTAACAGCACAACAAAGAGCGGAATCAAGGGCACAAATTACAGGTAACAGACAAAGAGATACAGAACGACAAAATAACGCTACTGACTCCTCCGCAACAGAAACTGGAAGAAATCCAGGAGGAGAAGGCAGAACAACTGCATAAATTTATAAAATTGTGATAAAATACTATAAATATAGTATATAATGGGTTTGAAATGACTATTTTTGAAAAAGCTTATTGGAGCACAGACGGGAATAACATTTCCGTTAGAATGCCCATTCAAAAAGTAGACAAAGAAAGAAGAATTGTTTCAGGCTGGGCTACAACAGATAGCATTGATAAGCAGGGCGACATTGTAAATGCTGACGCATCAGCAAAAGCTTTTGATGCATTCCGTGGAAACGTTCGTGAGCAGCATACCCCACTTGCCGTAGGCAAGGTCGTTTCATTTAAGCAGGATAAATATTTTGACAAAAATACTGATCAGTTTTACAACGGTATTTATGTAGATGTTTATGTTTCAAAAGGCGCAGAAGATACCTGGCATAAAATTAATGAAGGCATTCTTACTGGATTCTCAATTGGTGGAAGCATCAATGACTCAGAAGAAATGTACAACAAGCAAATTGATAAGCCCGTTCGGGTAATTAAAGATTATGATCTTTATGAGCTTTCCCTTGTTGATAATCCAGCAAATCCAGACTCTAATATTATTTCTGTACAAAAGTTTAATGCTACAGAAGAAAAGGTAGAAAAGAACTACCTTGAAAACGTATACTGGTGTCCAACTAGTGACAATGTTATCTTAAGTGATAAGTCAGATTACAGTTGCCCAGAGTGCAGCAAGCACATGACTAATATTGGTTTTGTAGAGAGTAACGATGTAAATAAATCCGAAGTTGTAAAATCTTTGATTACATCATTTGAAAAGGTTTCAGATTCACAATCTGATAAAAATGAGGCGATTGACGAAGACATAGCCAAGTCAATTGCTGACGAAAATATTGAAAAGGAGGGAAATAACGTGGGAATTCTAAATAGAAAGTCTTCAGAAGAGGCTGCTCCAATTGAGAAGTCAGAGGACGCTGCAGTAGAAGCAGAGACTGTTGAAGAACCTGCTGAAGAGACAACAGAAGAAGTTGCAAAGGCAGATGACGCTGCAGAAGATGCTGAGACTGTAGAGAAGTCAGAGGACGCTGTTGAGGACTCTGCCGAAGAAACAGTAGAAAAGGCAGAAGAGACAGAGGAAGCCACAACTGAAGAGGTAGTCGAAAAGTCCACAACTCCTAATGAAGAAGGCAGCACAGATGACTTGGCAAAGGCTGTTAGCGAGATCAAGGATTCTGTTGCAGATTCACTAGGAGATCTAGCTGCAGTAGTTAAGGGCATTGCAGAGCAGGTCGCAGAGATGAAGAAGTCTCTAGACGGCGTACAAGAGGAAGTAACAACTGTAAAAGGCAATGTAGCAGAGTTTGAAGGGCGTGTTGATGCTGTAGAAGCTGACACAGCCGTTCGCAAGTCTGGCGATCTTGGCGGGATCGTGCAGGAAGAAAATACAACTGAAAAGTCGATGTGGGGCGGTCGTTTCCTCAAAGCCGCTGACTTATATCGGTAAATAAATAGGAGGTGAAATAAAAATGTCAGACGAAATCCTAGAGAAGGCAGCTGCAACAGGCGCAGTAGTTTCTGGTGGTATTGGGGGTGTAACAAACCCAGCCGCTGGTGACCTCGGTGTTGTTGGCAGCACAACCGATGATGGCGGTATTCTCAATCCTGAGCAGTCTCGCCAGTTCATCGAATACATTTGGGAGCAGCAGGTACTAGCACAAGATGGTCGCAGAGTAACAATGCGTTCCAACACCGCAGAGCTAGAGAAGCTAAACGTTGGCGAGCGTGTAATCCGTGCAGCAGCACAGGCTGATGCAACTTACACAAACGCTGATGTTGCTTTCACTAAGGTTGAGGTTACCACCAAGAAGATCCGTTTGGATTGGGAGGTTTCAACTGAAGCTCTAGAGGATAACATCGAAGGTGCAGGTCTAGAGGACCACTTGGTTCGCACAATGACCCGTGCATTCGCTAACGATCTAGAGGATCTAGCTATCAACGGAACAGGCTCTGGAACAAATGCGTTCCTTAGCATCATGGAGGGCTTCCACGCAAAGGAGACAGCTGGTGGCAATCAGGCCGCTGCTGTAACCTCAAGTGGTAGCACATGGACAGTACAGGATCTACAGGATATTATTCTTGCAATGCCAAGAAAGTACCGTGGTTCACGTTCAGCCATGAAGTTCTATGCTGGTTCACCAACACTTTCCAGCCTACTCAATCAGCTCGCTCAGACAGGCAACTTCTCTTCAGAGAGAATTGTTGAGCGCATTGTTGATGGTAGTGTTCCACAGATTGTTGGTGCTCCACTACAGTACCGCGTTCTCGGGCTTCCAATCGTTGAGGTTCCATACCTCCCCGATGATTATGTCTCACTCACATTCCCAGAGAATCGTATCTGGGGATTCCAGAGAGATGTTACAGTCCACCGCGAGTTCAAGCCAAAGAAGGACACAGTAGAGTACACAGTATTCGTTCGCTTTGGTGTTCAGATCGAAGAGACAGACGCAGTTGCCTACGGCAGCAAGTAATCTCTTTGTCAAGTAGTTTGGAGGGGAGTCTGAAATATGGCTCCCCTTCAACACTTTTATAGATGATATAATAACAAAGGAGGATTATAATGAGCGATAATATTATTAGAAGTTCTTATGACAAAGCATATGTTTCTAAATCACTTCAAGATAAAAAAGAAGTAGAGGTAGAAGATAAGCCAAAGTCAACAAAGAAGACAACTTCTAAAACAATCACTTCTAAGACTGCTCCAAAAAAGGAAGATCCTAAGCCACAACCAACCGCTGTTTATTCAGAGGGCAAACTAGTTCACCCAGCTCTAGGAAGGCTAGACAAGGGATATAACATTGTTACGCCAGATCAGGCCGATGAATGGATGAAAATTTCTACAAAGGTAAGAATGGCTACACCAGAAGAAGTGGCAATTGCCTACGGGGTATAGTGAATGGAAACTCTTAGACTTCCAGAAACAACAACCGTAGAGGTTTCATTTAGCGTACCAGACGCATCAACACTCTATATTTTGTCATATGATGATTTGACAACTGGAAGCACCTATTCAACTAGTGCCACATCTAATTCTTCTAAAATTGTAACCTTTGGACTTGATGATCGTTACCTTACCTATACTGGAAGTCTTAAAGCAACAGTTTATACTGCTGCTAGTGCATTAGTAATAACCGATGGAATTGATGTTGTTAAACCATATTGCGATATTACAAGCGTAAAAAATAAATTAGGAATTACAACAGCACAGGCAATTCAAGTTGAGAAGGTAGCCAGAAAAATTATTGAGTCTGAAGCAGGAAAGTTTGATTTTCAAAGAAAACAAAAAGAAATATATGGAATGGGACTTGATTACCTACCATTAGATGAAAAAATTCAAAAACTATATTATCTATATGAAAATGGTGTAAAAATTTATGACTATGAAGATGAAGATCTTCAAGAATATAAGATAAGTGTAGATGGAACATCTATTGTTACTTCCGTAACACAAGTAAATAAGATGGAGTATAAATATGTTTGGCGAGATAGATATCTTGACACAGACTTTTTTAGTGGATACGATTATCTTGTAGATGGAGATTTTGGATACATTGTTGTACCAGAAGACATTCAAGAAGCTTGTGAGCTTATTATGCAAGATATTACAAATGACAACATGAGATATATCAACAGATATATCGAAGAGTTTGACAACAATGAGTTTAAGGTTAAGTTTGGCAAGGGAATAACCACGGGTACAGGAAATCTTATTGCAGACAAAATTCTATCGGGATATAAGAATAGAATAATTCCTGGGGTGATTTAATGCTACCCCAAGGCAATCTTAATGGTCTTTTCTACCCCATGACTGCAGATATTTATTATGCTACAAAAAGCCAGAACGATTTTGGAGAACTTCAAAGATCATGGACAATGGATAGAAGCATTAATTGTTCAGCAATTAAAGAAAACCCACAATCTCAAATGAGAACTCAATTAACATCAGAAAAGTTTCTTGAGTATGATGTAAAAATAAATATGCGTACCAATGAAAATATTTATAAGTCTTTAGATGGTACACATTATAGGCCAACAGATATCTTGGTTCGTAATATCAAAGATCCTTTCGGATCAATTGCCTGGACAGAAACTGACACAGAGCCAACAAATTTTGAAATAGATACAATTGAGCCAATGTTTGATGCAGTTCATAATATTATGGGATATAGAATATTGCTACGCAGATCAGATTTGCAGGTGGCTCTATAATGTATACAATTAAGTTTGATGGAAAAGAAGCAATGAAAATGTTAAATAATGTTGTTTCATATTCTAATGGATTTATTAAAGAAACAAAAGCACAAGAAAAAACGGTAGCAAGTAGATTAGCAGATACAAGCATTGATGCATTTTATGATTACCTTGATACACTAGCAAGAACAAATCCAGGAATGCTTCATCATGTTTATGAGTGGGGCGCAGTAGGAGATCCAGACTCAAGACTTGTGGAATTAAAGAAAAGACTTAGTGGAAAATCTGCACAAATAGATTCCGAATTTGTAACATCTTCTAGTATCCCAGAAGGTGGGTCAGAGCCATTTTATGAAAAGGCTGAGATTATGGAGGAAGGTATTCCAATTACAGTTCAGGCTGTTCAGGCAAAGGCTATGTTTATTCAATACAATGGAGATGAGTTTTTTACTGCTGGACCAATTGTAATAGAAAATCCAGGTGGCGAGGGTGTACGGGGATCATTTGTTGCAGCGTTTGAAGAATTTTATAATACTTATTTTGAACAAGTATATTTAAGAGCAATTAGATTTTATCAACATTTTGAGAATCCAAAAGGGTTTGAGTCGAATTTTGGTAGTGCAGTAAAATCTGGCAATGCCGCTGGCATAGGTAGAACAACTGCGCTAAAATGGGTTATGAATATGCCAGGTGGTGAAAATGAGTAATTATCCAGAACTTATAATCAATAAATATGTATGGAAGCAATTTGAATTGGCAAAGCCTGCTATATATTCTAATTACACCTCTGGCCTTATACCATTTTTTCCAATTAGCGATATAAAAGCTGGAGACACGGCATGGGGAACAAAGCCTTATATAGTTTATGATTCCTTTATGAGAGCAAGAACAACAAGAAAATATTTCTATCCAGTAAAAGCTGGTCAAATGATGTATTCCATAAAGGGTGGGGTAGGAGATATATTTGAATGGAGAGACTTTATTTCCAATGTCCTTGATAGAGAAGATGATGGGGCACGGGATATAAATGAGTATGCTGGTGAAACCCTATCAAATACTAGAATATATTTTCATTGTGTAAATACTAGCCAGGTTAATTACGTTGGAAACACCACAGAACAGCAGGGTAAAAATAAACAGTATTCTGCCAACCTCATAATCAAATATGACTATCATATCTCAGATATTTACAATGCTTAAAACATAGGCTATAATGTAATTGAGGAAACGCCCCACGCCAAATTTAACTAATAAGGGGTGAAAAAATATATGGCAACTCTTGGTGATTCAACACAGATCATTGTAGGTGCAGCACAGCTTTTTGTTTCAAGAAGTGGTTCACTAAAGTTTATTGATGGTACAGATCCAGCAGAGTATTCATTCGACGGTGCCGCAGGCGACGATATTCCAGATTTTGTTTCTGGAACAGAGTTTGCTGACACACTAGCAGGAGCTTCCGCTTCCGCTAACTGGCGCAACGTTGGTTACACAATGAATGGTCTAGAGGTTCAGTTCCAGCCAGACTTTGGTGAGGTTCAGGTAGATCAGCTACTTGACGTTGCTCGCCTTTACAAGCAGGGTATGCAGGTTAACATGGTCACAGCTTTTGCTGAAGGTACTCTTGAGAACCTTCTTGTTGCAACAGCAGCACAAGACGCAGACCTAACAGGCTCTGGCTCAAATGAAGAGACACTAGTTCTTCAGTCTGGCGACCTTGGTGAAGTACCACTAGAGCGTGCTATGATCGCTGTAGGCCCAGGCTCAGGTGATCCAGCCGCAATTGGTGCTAACAAGGTAGAGCGTGTTTACGTCGCTCACCGTGCACTTTCAATTGAGAGTGTAACTGCTTCCGCAAAGCGTGATGAGCCTACAATGTTTGAGGTTTCATTCCGTTTGCTACCAGCAGACAACGGTTCCTACGGTAAGATCGTAGACCGCGTTGTTGGTTCCTAATTAAATAAAAATTTAATAACACTTGCCCCGCCCCAAAAAGGCGGGGTTTAGTGTATTTATGATAAAATACCCCTGCTATGCTATAATTTAATTATATTCTAGGAGGAATAAATGGCAACAAGCGTCTACGAAACGGTAGAGGTTGAATTAATTGATGGGACAACAATTACTATGCGTCCCCTCAAAATCTCTCTTCTGCGTGAATTCATGAAAGAATTCCAGAAGATTGGTGATGAAGATATTGCTTCTGACAATATTAAGTCAATGGATCTACTTCTTGATTGTGCTGCTATTGCGATGAAGCAGTACAACGATGAGTATTCAGACAAAACAAAGCTAGAAGATGTTGTAGATCTACCAACGATCTACAAGATTATTGAAGTCGCAGCGGGGATCAAACTTGATGACCCAAACGCACTAGCGGCGGCTCTAGCTGGTCAGAGCTAGATCTCGCCGCAATAGAATCAAAGGTATTTCTTCTGGGGCATTGGAAGGATTACCAAGAACTGGAGGATAACCTGTCAATGCCAGAACTAGTGGCTATTCTTGAAGCAAAACAAGAAGACGATTATCAGAACAAAAAATTTATGGCAGCCCTCCAGGGCGTTGATCTTGATCAGTCTAATGCTAAAAACAAGGGAAGTACCTGGGAAGAAATAAAGGCTAGAGCATTTAGCGGCGGTAAAACAAGTAATCCCAAAGATGTTATGGCACTTAAAGGTAAAAATGCCAAGATGAAGGGTTTTGGAATTGGCCTTGGCCTAGATGCCGTTTCAGTTGACGGTGACGGGCAGGTGACAAAGATTGGCTAATGCTAATGCTCGTATTAATGTTGATATTAATACCAGTGAGGCCGCTGCTGGCCTAAAAAGACTTCAATCACAATTAAATGCATTTAATTCTACCCTAACAAAGGGTTCTGCTGTTCAAGCAACCGCAATGAGAAATGCAAAAGACAATCTCATGGAGCTTGTCAATGCATCTAGATTCTTTACTGCTGAAACAGTAAGAATGCAAACTGCCGCAGGCAAACTTGACAAAACATTGGCAAAAGGTCAAGGAACTCTGGGGCAGTTCTTTAGTGCTAAGTTTCTTAAAAATAGCGCAGCAGCAGCAAGCGCACTATCTTTAGCAGAAACAAGAGCAGCAGCACTTCAAACACAATTTGTTGCTACAGGGGCAGCAGCAAATGGTATGCGAGATGCAATTGCCATTAGACCCCTTCAAGCATTTAATAATGCAGCAACAGTAAGTGCTCAAAAACTTGCAATTCATAGATCAATGCTTAATCAAGCAACTACTTCTATGATTAATTTTGGTAAGAATACACAGTGGACTGGTCGCCAGCTTATGGTTGGTTTTACCGTTCCTCTTACAATTTTTGGTGCTGTTGCAGGAAAGACATTTAGAGAGCTAGAAAAGGAAGCCGTAAACTTTAAAAAGGTATATGGAGATGCCTTTACTCCCCCAGAAGAAATGCAGGCCAACCTTGATGCAGTTAAAGAGCTTGCTAAAGAATATACAAAGTATGGTATCGCCGTAAAAGATACTATTGGTTTGGCTGCAGAGGCAGCCGCAGCAGGCGCACAGAATCAAGAACTGATTGATGCTACAACACAGGCAACCAGACTTGCAACCCTGGGCCAAATGGAACAGAATGAGGCACTAAAGACAACCATTTCTTTGCAGAATGCATTTAAACTTTCTGGTGACGAGCTTGCTAAATCTGTTAACTTCCTTAACATGGTTGAAAACCAAACAGTCGTAACTCTACAAGATCTTTCTGGAGCAATCCCTCGCGTTGCCCCAGTAATTAAAGGTCTTGGTGGAGATGTAGAAGATCTGGCTGCATTCCTTGCTGCAATGCAAGAAGGCGGTGTTAGTGCTGCTCAGGGTGCACAGGCACTCAAGTCTGGTCTTGCTTCATTAATTAACCCTACAGACAAGGCTAAAGAAAAGTTGCAAGGCATGGGCATTTCCTTAGATACAATAATTCAGGCGAACAGAGGCGACCTGATGGGTACTGTACAAGCACTAGCAGATGCCTTTGACACCCTTGATCAATTCAGTAGACAGCAGGCAATTGAAGAAATCTTTGGAAAGTTCCAGTACGCAAGACTAGCAGCACTATTTGATAATATCAATAAAGAGGGAACACAGGCAGCCAGAGTTCTTGAAATGACAGGAATGAGTGCTGGTGAAATGGCGGCATCTGCAGAAAAAGAGCTTAGTGCTATTGAAGAAGCAGTAGGAACTCAGTTTACTGCAGCAATGGAAAAACTACAGTTGGCAATAGCACCTATAGGTGAAATGTTTACTAAGCTTGCTATTCCAGTTATTAATTTCTTGTCAAAGATTGCAGATGCATTTAATAACTTGCCAGATTTTGCTAAGAAGTTTATTGGATTGGCAACAGTTGTTGTTGGCCTCGTAATACCTGCAGGCACAATGTTCTTAGGTTTGTTGGTAAACCTTGTTGGAACACTTACAAAGTTTGGTGCAGTAACTGGTTCAGCATTTAGAGGATTTTTGAGCGGCGGTATTAAGGGTGCATTTGATGCAGTATCACAGTCTGTAAACTATATGTCTCTAGAACAAATTGATGCTGCAACAGCATCTCAACAATTGGCTGGATCTACAGAGGCAGTAAATGCCGCACTACTTGGTCAGGTTGGAGCAAGTGAGGGTGCTCAGGCAGCAGTTATGGAACTTGCTTATGCATATGAAATTTTGACACAACAAATGCGTGAGACAGCCGCGATGAATGAACTTGTGTTTGGTACAAGTGCTGCAGCAATGGGAGCAGCAGGTACAAGAGGTCCAAGGGTTAGAAGAAATCGCGGCGGTACAATTCCAGGTTCAGGAAATACAGACACAGTACCAGCAATGCTCACCCCTGGTGAATTTGTTGTCAATAAGCAGGCAACACAAGATAACCTACCTTTGCTTAGGCAGATAAATGAAAGTGGAAAGGTTCCAGGATACTTTGCTGGTGGAATAGTTGCTAGGCTGCTATCAATGTTTAGAAGAAAGCCTCCAATTAATAATCAGACAATTATGCCAATAGTGTCCAAGGGTAGCCCTTGGCAGCAAGCAGAAGCACGACGACAACAAGGACGGCAAAATCAACAACAAAGATTTTTAGAAAATGATTTTAATCTAAGTGACATATCAGAACCAGCAAAAAGAAGAGCCTGGTCGCTTGCTAATGAGCTTGAAATTACGACTAATGCAGATACGAGAGGTTCCGTAGGATTTCATTCAAAATATAATCAACAATTAAAAGATGGAAATGTTGATGCTAATCCAACAGCAAGACAACTACTAGATGATTTAAATGATGACACATATGATTCTTTTGTTGTATTGAGACAACAAGCACAAACATGGAATTCAAGAAATCCAAATTCTACTGTGAATACAGATACGATTATTAAAAATTTTAAAAGAAGTTTGAGCGGTTTAGAAGAAACTAAAGTTAATGATACCAGAATAAAACTTTTGTACAGGGAGGCAATAGAAGAATCAGGTGTTAATGGTAGAGACTTTCTTGATGCCATTAGAAAACCAGCAGTTATAGATGCAAAAATGACACTTCAAGATCAAGAAATTGGTCTGAGGCAGAAGGAATACTCAGCTAGGAATGTTCAACAAGAGTTTGGCTCAGGTTTTGATAGATCTGAGAATCTAATAAAGGCAGACTTATTGCCAGATGGAAGAATTAGAATATCAAGACATATAAGAAAATTAACCGAGAAACAGAAAAAAGATGGTATAGATACAGAACGAGAAGAAATGGCAATAATTAGTGTCGGTGAAAAACAATACATAAAAGATGGAAGAAATAAGGCTAATATATGGGTAAACGATGATGATGGGCCAGTAAATTTAAGGCTATTAAGAGGAGAGTTGGGTTCTGCCCCAGGAGCAGATTATAGTTATAAGAGTGTGACAGGACCTGGAATAAAAGGTGTTCAATTTGCTCATGCAAATAAAGGAGGGCATATTGTTCCTGGTGTAGGTAACAAAGATACTGTTCCTGCAATGCTTACCCCAGGGGAATTTGTTGTAAATAAAAAAGCTACCCAATCTAACATGGCCCTTCTTAAAGCTATCAATGATGGAACCATTAGAGGTTACGCTGCAGGAGATGTTGTTGGAGATAAGAGAAACGGTTTTTATGCAGAGGGTACAAATGGAATGAAGAGTGGTCCCTTCCCAACAAGAAGAATGGCTAGAAAAGAAGCAAGACAAATAGTAAGAAATCTTGGTATTTCTCGTTCTGGTGGAATGGGAATGATGGGTGGAAGAGCAATGGGCCTATCCATGCTTGGGGGCACGGCAATGATGGGTGGAATGATGATTCCAGGCGTTGCACAAAATCAAGTAGCATCAACTGCAATGATGGGTGGAGGAATGTTGTTGTCAATGGCTCCAATGCTTGCAGGCATGGGGCCAGTTGGACTCGCAATTGCTGGAGTAACAGCAGCGGCAACAGCGGCTGGAGTTGCACTTTATAAGTGGAGAGATGGTGTTGATACCGCTTCTCGTAAAGCTGCAGAATTTGGAGCAAATCTAGGTGCAACTGCAAATGCTTTGAACAATATGGCAGCATTAATGGGACAACAAACGCCTTCACAAAGAAGGGCACAGCTTACATTAAATAAAGAAGATAAAGAAATTCTAAATGAATATGCTCAAGAGTTTCAAAACATGTTTTCTTCAGAAAAGGGACAGGCATTTATTGAAGATCTTAAAAATTCAACCTCTGCAGAAAGATTTAAAAAACTTTCTGATAACTTAAGTTATGCAATAGCAGCGGGAATGCTAGATCAAACAACAGCTCAAGCTTTTGCAAAAGGCATTGCTATAGAAATTGGTGATGCAGTTTTAGGAACTCAAGTAGCAACAAGAATATCTGAACAAGGTCAGGGTCCAGAATCACTAATTAATTTAGCTGAAAAAAGAATATCAAAGTCTTCCGATCTTATGTCAAATGCACTAAATGAAACTACGCTTACACATGAAGAAGCTTCTAAAACAATAGGTGCTGCAACACAAATAATTCAAGACTTTTCTAATGCAGAAGCGTTAGCTAGAGAGCAGTTCGCTGCTGGTGATATAGGGTATGAAGAACTTCAATTAATTATTGAAAAAACAACAAAGGCTCAAAGTGATTATAGCGAGGCAATTCAATTTGCACTAGATAAAACAAATGATTTGGGCGCAACAATGCAAGCAGTTATTGAGCAAGTTTCTTCTGCTGGAATATATACAGAAGATCAGGTTAAAGAATTAGAATCAATAACTGGTCGTTTAAGAAGCGGAGAGCCAGTAACTACAGAAGAAATCCCTCAAGTTGTAGACCAGTATACTGGTCCTGGGATGGAGATGACTGCTGTAACAGTAGAAGAAGTTGGAAGAGAAACTGCAGCTAAAACTGGTCAAGCATCAACAATTGATCAAAATGAACTAATATCTGCAGCACTTGGTTTACAAGGAGAAATAAATTTTGAAGATATGAAGTCCATCTTAGAAGAAATATCTTCAGGTGCTGGCGAATTATTTGATATATATAGTGCTCAAATAGATTTAGGAAAACTTCCTTTTGAAGCACTAAGGTCAACTGCTGCATCAGAAGCAATATCATCACTCATAACATCTGGTAATGAGTCTGATGTTAGAGATATTGCGGTTAATTTTGAATCTTCTGGTGGAGATTTAATTTCATTATTAAGATTAATATCTTCTCTTCCAGAGGACGGGACAGTAAGATATGACTTCCTTATGAATTTTGATCTTTTAACTCCAGAACAACAAAACACAATGCTATCTGACTCAGAAAAATTAGCAAGTATATTTGGTGATAATTTTGCTAACAGTATTCGAGAAAGCAGTAAATATCAAGAAGCTTTAGAACAAGGTACAACTGAAGCAATAGTTTCAGATATGGAAGAAGCAGAAAAAGTATTTGGTAAATATGCAACCTCAATAATTAATTATGCAAATATTACTGATACACCACTTTCAAGATTAACTGGTTATGCAAAAGAAATTTCTAAAATTCCACAAGACTTGCAGTTCAAACTTGGTATAGATATTACTAACAGAGAAGACTTAAAACAATTTGGTCCACTTGCAGATGATATTGCTAATAGTGCCTCTATATTATTAAAACTACCAGAAGAAATAAATGTTAAAGCTTTTATTGAAGCTAATACAAATAAAAATGGTGAATTAGCAAGCCCAGAAGAGTTGGCAAATGAAGTAATAAAAATAAGAAAAGCAATGGCTGATTTAGATTCAACAAAACCAGAAATTGTTAAAAAGGCTGCAGTTCAAATAATGGTTCAAGAAGGAATGACTCAAACCGATGCTAACACAGCTTTTGGTAAATTACTTGCAAGAATGAAAGATTTTAACGATTTTAAGGTAGAAGACAAAGTTATTGTAATTCAAGCATATGTTGAACTTGAGCAAGCAATTGAAGCACTATCAGCACTTGAAGAATCTATGGCAGAATTTGGAGGCGTAGGTGGTGGAGGAGCACTTGATAGAAAAGCTAATCAATTAGCAAAAGAGAGGGTTAGGAATGCAATACAAATCTTAGAAGCTGCACAACAAACTTCTAGGATAAATCTAGCAGATAGTGGAACAAGAACAGGACCTGGCGGTAATGGACAAAAAGAAAAAACTCTTTTCCAACAACTTAAAGAACAAGCTCAAGCATCACAAAAAATGCTTGCAGGAATGTCTAAATTAGGTAATCAAAGAGGGTTTAAGAAATTCATTTCTGGACCCTTTGCCCCAGAATTTCTTGAATATCTTAGATCACAAGGAGAAAAAGGTCTTAAACTAATTAGGGGCGGTCTTGATAAAGTCAAGGGGGCATATGCTAATTTTGTAGCAGATCGGTCTGCACAACTTGCTGCAGAAGCAATGGCTCTTCCATTTACTCTCGCAAATCAGTTGCAGAATCAAAGAGAGGATCTAGACTATAGGAAGTCTCTTGTTGCAGAGGGAAGGTCTATAGAAGAAGTAGAAATAATAGCTGAACAAACAAAGGCATATAGAGATCAAATTCAAATAAACAAAGACATTATTAGACAAGAAAGACAAAAGAAAAAGTCAGAAAGAAATACAGGAAGAATTAAACAGCTTAGAGAAGAAAACTCTTTGTTACAAAAGGCAACTAATTCAGTTGAAAAATTTGCAAAAGAACAATTAGATTTAAATGAAGAGTCTGATCAGTTTACCAAGTTTAATACAGAGCTTGGAAGTCTGGACGATCAAGTCAAGGCTGCTAATTATGCTTTAGAATTAATGTCTGAAGGAATTGCGCCATCAGCGGCAGTTGCTATATCTCAAATTGCTGGAGCAGCAAACTACTCAACAGAAGAATTAAGTAAGTTTGTTGGTCTATTTGAAGAATTAGAAATACTTACACTTGCTATGCAAGATCCAGCACAATTAAGACTACAGCAACTTCAAGGACAAGAAAATATTAATCGACTTAAATATGAAATTGAGCTTCTTGAAAATATAAATAAGAATGAAACAATGTCTGCCCTTTATGCTGAAGAAAAGGTAGACAACCATGAAGACCTGCTTGAGGTTTATGAAAGAGAAAACGAACTAAAATCTAGAGAAATAGAGCTAAGACAAAGGGCACTTGAGCCAATTGATGAAGAAATAACCAGGCTTGAAGAACAAAAAGAAACTATTCAAGAAACATATGATAACCAGATAGAAGCACTTGATGAAATTTTTGAAAAAGAAGAAAAGATAATTGCTCTAAAAGAAAAGAGCCTAGACGTTGCCGATGCACTATCTAGTGGTGATATTGCTGCTGCTGCAAGAGCACAGATGCAGCTTCAATCGGAGCTTGCTGCACAAAGAAGAGAAGATCAAAGATCCATGCTTGAGTTGAAAAAACAAAAAGAGATTGAAAACATTGACGACAAGATTAATAAAGCCAAGGATAGAAGGAAGGTCATTGAAGAAGATATCAAGAGACTGCAACTTGAGCAAAGAGATATTCAAGATCAGATTTACAATACTCAGTTTTTTATTAATGAAGAGGCTGCAAGACTTGAAGATAAATATAAGCTTGGTAATAATCAACTAGCTATGCTTAGAGCAGAGCTTGAACTTGCTGAAGTAGATCAAAGAAAATTGAATGCTGCAATTGATGAACAAAATGAAAGATTAGCAGCTGCTAACAGAATTAAACAGCAGAATGCTACGTCATATTCTGCACCAGCACCAGCACCAGCACCAGCAGCACCAGTTCCTGGAGTAACAACGCCTGGAACACTACAACAAGCTAACATTGCCGCAGGAAAACCTGTTACAGTAGCAGATACAAAGGCTCAAACATGGTATGAAACAAAAACTCCTGCAGACTCAGTTATTCAAAGCGTTGTAAATCGTGCAGCACAAGGAGATACGTCAGGATTTAGGGCAAGAGAGTGGGCTATTATTGCTAATAATATTGGTAGAGCAGCAACTGTTATGTATGGTGGGAAAATCAAGCAACTTATGTTTGGTGGATCTGTTAATTATAGAGGTTCTAGAGAAACACCCCCAGGATTTATGTATGGTGGAAAAATGAAGAAGTTCGCTTCTGGATCATGGGTTCCTGGAAATGGAATGCTTGATAGTGTTCCTGCCATGCTAACTCCTGGAGAATTTGTAGTTCGTAAGCCAGTAGCAGAGACATATGGAAACTTTCTTCAATCTCTTAATGGTCAAGTATTCCCAAGAGTTAATTTTAGACAGCCAATGCCCAATGGTAGTGCATCAGAATCTGGATCAATGTATAATTATAATGTAAATGTAACACTAAATGGCTCAGATATGAATCCAGATGATGTTGCAAATGCTGTAATGAAGAAGATTAAGATGACTGAAAATACTAGACTAAGAGGATACAATACCCGTGGCTGATAGTGTATATATGGCTGGCAGGTCTAAATATGCAAGACCACAAGCCATTGTCTGGGCAGATGCATATGAAACTAGCAATGCTAAATATGTACCATCTGGGACAGAATTTGATGACTTCTTAATCCTTTCCGATCATAATCGTTCTGAAATATCTATTCAAAAACAAAGAATAGAAAATAGAAGAAGAATGATTAATGGAACAATGCGCTCATATCATATTGCAGATAAGAAAACATATTCATGGTCCTGGGAAATGTTTCCATCCCGTGCATTTTCAAATTCTCCTGTATTCTCTGCTAGTGGTCAATTGACAAATAGCGTAGAGGATTATGTTGTTGATCTTGCAGCAGGCGGGGTAGACCTAGTTGATTGGTATGAAAACCATCAAGGTTCATTCTATATGCTTCTTGCCTATGACAAATATAACGAATTTAATGTATTGCCATACCAACATCTTAATGAATATAACGAAGTTGTTCAAGTATACTTTGCCTCATGTGAAAGCTCTATAATAAAAAGAGGCGGAACAAATCACGATCTTTGGAACATATCAGTAACGCTTGAGGAGGTATAATGTTTTATGATGAAGACCTCCTAGATGCAATAGAAAATAACAACACGCTAAAAATTTCTTCTTTTATTCTTGCAGAGTTTAATCTAAATGATCTAGAAAATATTTCTAGAATAGGGAACTATAGATACAGACCTTTTGGTAATGATGGTCAATTCTTAGAGCCAATATCTACATATGATAAGTTTGACTTTGGAAACTACTATACAGAAGCAGACATTTCTTATAAAGAATATTCAGACACAGATGATGAAAATACATTTAAAGTTGTAGATAAAAGTAAAGACTTGTATTATTCTTTAGGAGATTGTTTTTTACCATTTAGACCAAGATCAGGAATTAATAAATTAAGATTTATCAATGGCAAGTTTTTTGATAACGTAAGGTCTGCAGAGCGTCCAAGATATTATATGCCTTCAAGGTCAGATTACTTTAAATATTGGACCTCATATAGGAATGAGGATGGTGTAGAAAGAGGAATATCTTCTCCATCACAACCAGTTATTGCGGGTTATGCTATGACAGATGCATGTCCATTTATTGTTTACAAAGAAGCAATTAACTTTAACAGGCTTGTTATCAAAATGCAAACAAATGTTGGATCGGTAAATCTTGGATCTATTAGACTTTCAAATGATACGGTTATATCTGATCCACTTTATAATTATTCAAATGCTACGGTACCAGCATCATGGAAGATACAATCTCTTGATGAAAAAAATAATTGGATTGACATTATTGAATTCAATGAAAATACGAGAAGGTCTGACGGAAGTCCAATAGTTCCAAAAGATGGACACGTTGAAATTTTTTATGGAATAAAAGTTCCAAAAGAATATATAGGGGTTTTTAGGTTTATTGACTACTCAGTAGAAACTTTACTGCCAAATATTGGTAATATTTTCGGAGATGCATATGTTGTCAATGATGATAATTTGCCAAATGGTAAATTAAAAATTTGGAATGGTTCAGATTGGGACGACTTTTTATTAGAGTATGGATGGTCATTATATGAAGAAGATGTTATAGAAAAAAATGGAACAATATCAAAGCCAGTTAATCCATACTTTTATGAGTTGAATGGTAAAAAAACATATAGAGAGTTTGATAGAACTAATGGCATAAGAATAGTTGTAAAAACAATGAATGCCCCATCAGCACCACTTGATATTATTGAGGTATCTCCAAGGCTGCTTGTCAATATGTCAGACTATGTGGAATCGTTTGATATAGCAAAGTCCCTCTCCGCTGATGAAAATGGCCTTCCAGTTGGATACCTAACTGTTTCAAACGGAAACGTTAACATTGTCAACTTTGACAATATATTAACTGAGTCGAATACTTTTGATGGCGAATTTGGAAGTATTGTAGCTGATTATGCAAGGCAAAATACAAAGTTTGTTTTTTATGAAACAATACTTGATGTTAATGGTTCGGATAAATATATTCCAATAAAAACTTTATATGCAGAAATTTTCCCCAGACCTTCTGGGGGAGATTCAGTAATATCTGTCCCATTAAGAGACTTATTTTTTAAACTAGAGACAACCAATGCCCCAAGCCTCCTAAGCCAAGAAACTACACTGACATATGCAGTAGCAACCGTTCTTGATTACATAGGGTTTAGTAATTACTTATTTAAAAATATTACAGAAGAAAACGATCCAATTCTTCCATTCTTTTTTATTGAGCCAAACATAAGTGTTGCTGAAATTTTACAAAGGCTAGCGCAGGCAACTCAAACAGCAATGTTTTTTGATGAATATAATAATTTTATTGTAATGTCAAAAGAATATCTTTTCCCATCAGAGACAGATCGTGAAATAGATTTCGTTCTTTCTGGAAATAATTCACCATTAGCAAATATTGAATCAATAGATAGTTCAGAAACAAAAATAATTAATGACGGAAGAATTGACTATACGATTAGATATATACAACGCTCAGTATCTACATTAAAATCTTCATTTTTACTAGATGAAGAAAGAACTTACAAGTATAAGCCAGTCCTTTTGTGGGAAGTAAGTGCAACAGAACAAACAAAAACTGTAAATGAAGCCTCAAAAGATTCCTCTGGTTACACTCTGGGAGCTATGGCACTAAATAATGACTTGTCTATTAATCCTCCATCTGTTGTAAATAGAGAAATGGTGAACAATGTTATTGATGTAGGAGAAAGCATTTATTGGATTCCAAGATTCCAGGGTTACCTATATGCAAATGGTGAAATAATTAGATTTGATGCTGTAGAATTTGCAGTACCTGGAACAGAAACTCCAACAGTTTGGATATCGAATAATCAAGAATATCAAAAATATTTTTCTTCTTTGCCATTTAATGGGAAAATATACCCTACTGGAAGGATAAGAATATTCTCTGAACCATATTATGAAACAATAAATGGAACAACATTTTTAAAAAATGGAGAAGTCCGTATACACGGTCGCGGTCAGTTTGGTACAGAAATAACAAATCATTCTGCAGGTCTTCCAGAATATTGGTCAAACAATACAAATACATATGGAGTAAGAACAGCGTCTGAATACCTTTTTACTACAACTCCCACAGAAAATATTTCATATCCAGAAATAAGCTCAACAAAAAGAGTAGAATCTGATGCTGTAAACGAAATTGCAAGAAAGTCAAAAAGAAACGGAATAATTAAAAACTTTATGTCTTCAAAAACATTTGTTGATGGCCTTGTTAACGATTTAAGAACCACAGAATCAGGAACATTACAATCCTCTGCTTTAGTATTTAAAGGCCCAGCACCTGAACAATCAATTCCTAACCATAGGGACTTAATTTCTTACATCTATAAAGATTTATCATCTAATTTTTCATTTAGAAGTTTTGGAACAAGAATGAGAATTATTGGGGAGCCAGATTTTAATTACGGTCAGATTGCAAATGGTTCTAGTAATTATTTTTCTATTCAATCTTTAGATATGCAAGATAGTACAAGCGTCAGTGGTGGATCTGGCGGTATGGGAATTATGGTAGATACTGATAGTGGTAGTGGATATTATTTTGAAATAGTTGCTCTTACAGAAAGAAATTTAGAAAAACATTATACTTTCGATGCAGATGGAAATGAATCATCTGTTATTCATAATATATTATTTTACAAGATAAATAAAAATGCATCAAGTGAATCATCTCTAAATGGTAAAGCAATTCCAACAAAACTTTGGGGTGGTCTATCAACTATAACGGTTGATAGTGGCTTATTTGTAGGTCAGGATAGGCTTGCAATAACAGAAAATTCTACTGTATATGATTTAAATATAGAATATGAAATTTTGAGCGGTGGAGCATTAAGATTTTACTTATATATAAATAATATTCTTATTAAGGTTGTTGACGACTCAGACCCTTTGCCAATAAAAACAAACACCTGCCTGTTTGTAAGATCAAGTTCTGAATGCATGTTTGAAAACATTTATGCAATTGATGACTTAGTTGCTAAAAATTCCAACGACAATATTATTCCAGACACTAGTATTTTTGATAACAATGGTATTAGAACAAATGAATTTTTAAAAAAGTACGCAATGTCTGGCATTATTCAGTCAACATATTTAAGCAATATAGGTCCAGACACCAATACAAAGTATCGTGCCTACTTTGAAGAGTTTGGCACAATTATGCGGGAATGTGCACACTTTAATATTAAATATGACCAAGCTTTTCCATCTTTTTATTCAGTTATTGCAAAAACATTTATAAATGACCGTGGCTACACAGTGTCTGGATTTTATGGTGGATCTTATGAGGCAGAGTTTCTTGTATTCAATGCAGCAGACAAGGCATTAGTTCTTGATGAAACTACGGGAAATTATTTAAGAATTTTAGGAGTTACTTTTACACAAAATACAAGTCAGAGTCTTACAGTAGACGACTACTTTAATAAAATATCAAACTTCTCTGACCCACAATATCAGGGTAATGAAATAGTTTCTCCACAAATTAATTTAGAAAAATATAATCAAATAAAGTCTAGTAGATCTAAATATGGAAACAAAGAATTCTCATTAGACTCTATGTATATTCAATCTCAAGATTTTGCTGAAAATATTATGGGATGGATAATAGATAAAACTATGAGGCCAAGAAGAGAAGCAACTATTAGAACTTTTCCAATGCCGCACCTCCAGCTTGGAGATATTGTTACAATAGATTATACACTGCCAGACGGTGTAGAATATGTTGATTCATCAACTAGATTTTATATTAATGACATAGTTTATTCAAAAATGTTGGGAGAGATTACACAAACACTTAAGGTGGTAGAGATATAATGGCAGCTATAAAATTACCAACGAGGGATATAGTAAATATTGAGACTCAGGTATTATCTGACTTGTCTGAAATAGAAAAATATATTTTTCAGGACATTGCTGGAACACAATTAATTAATCTTGTTAGACATGACACCATCAGCGGCGTTGATGTTGTATATTCGGTAATATCAGATCTAACAAAGGTAAATATTGATTTTGATCCATCATTACTTCTTATAAATAAGGCACAATATCAGTCTATCTTTAATCAATATTCAATTAAACTGGTAAATAAAATTCCAGAAGAAACATATTATGATGAAAATCAAGAGCTTCCAGAAAACAACCTCTTGACCAATGCTTATTATGATGGGGAAAATTTAATTTTGGAATTTAATAATGTTAAAACCACTGAACTTGTTCAAGTAGAGGTTGAGACAGATGGTAAAATAAATAGAGTGAGAGAAAATGATTACTTCTAAAGGCAACCAAATTATAACTAAGTACCTACTTGGCGAGTCGCCAGAATATGCTGCATATATTTCTGTAGGCGTTGGAGCAAAACCTTTGTCAACAGGCGAGGTAGACAACTCTCCAATAACTAAAAAATCTATGGATTTTGAGGCGTTTAGAATTCCTGTACTATCTCGCGGCCTTGTAAATGACAATATTGTTTTAGATATAGGTTCCTGGTCTGTAACAGACAACTCTGTAACTATAGAAACTCCATCGTTACATGGAACAAAAGTTGGAGATGAAATATTTGTAGAGTTTTCTAGTCTTTCAAATGATTCAAAAGAGGGTAATTTTATTGTTGCTTCTACAACATCTAATACTATAACTTATGAGCAAACAATTAGTGCATCTAATTGGTATTCAAGTGCATCAGCATCAGATACAGCCACAGTTTCATATAACAGAGAAAGAATTGTTTTTAAAGCTGAACTTCCAACAGATCAAAGATATGAAATGAGTGAAATTGCCCTGTATCCCGCAGCCAATAATTCATTGGCACTTAACTATGATAGCCGTGTAGTATCTGGATTTTTGACAACAGAGGGGTGGACATATCATAATGTTTCACCAAGCTTGATTGAGAGCGATAACACTATTCCTTTTACAACAACTAGTATTGCAAGTGCGTCGGGAGTAGTTAGTTCAGCAACCTTTATTGATCCAGCAACATCTTTGTCTGCATGTGCTATGTTTGTCAATTCTGACAATGAAGCATTTACTTTCTTCGAAAGAAAAGAAAAGTATGAAAATCCAAGATTTTACAATAGATGTTTGATGATTCCTGGGGATATGACAAGCTTTCTTAATGACGACATGGAACTAGTAGGAAAACAAAAATATATATTTACAAACTCTTTGAAACTTAATTTGAGTCAAAATTCTCCAAATGACTATATCAAGTTTGCATTTAGTGTAATATCTCAAGAACTGTCTCCTTTGTCTGCTCCTAGCAAGGTGAGACTAAGAATAGAATTTCTTGATAGCCTTAGTGCTCAAAAAGCGATAACAACTAGCCTACTTACATCTTCAGATTTCTCCGATGGAAGATATATAATTTTATCTAAACAGAAAAAAGATTTTGACCTTGGAAACAACTTTAGCTGGTCAAGAGTCGATGGTATAGTCATATATGCACAGACATTAGATGGATCTGGAAACTATGATGGATCTTATATAGCATTTGACGGTATAAGAATTGACAATGAAAATACAGAAAATCCGTTGTACGGCATGGTTGCTTACTCTAAATTAAGAAATAATTTTGATGATGGTCAAACAATTTTAAAGGTAGAAAATTCACAAGGATACATAGAATACCGTTTTGGAGTCAATATAGCATAATGGCTAAAATAATTATTCCAAAGAGTGCTTTGCCAACTGTTTCTGATGAACTAACAAATAAGTTTAGATATAGAATTATTAATAAAAACAGAAACCTTTATTCTCAATGGTCTGTAATTGGAGAAATAAAAAGGGCATTAGATCAAGCAGACTTTAATACAAATACAACATCATATTCTATTGATTCAAGCATATCTAATAGAATTGATGGAACATGGTATACGGCAGATATTAATCAAGAATTTGATATATATGTTAGATACAAGTTGTCATACTTTAGTGTAGTATATGGAACATTTTATTTTCACGAACCATTGTCGTTTTTGGGTAGAAAAAATACAAATTATGTTTCAATAAATCCATTACCATTAAGTAATAGAATATCAATATACTCCTTTGGAAACTACTCTGCACAAATAATGGTAAAGCTACCAGAATATCCAAGAATAGAATCTTTATCAGTAAATGTAGATCAATTTGATAGGAAAGTAAACTATTTAAGATATTGGCTTCAAAGAGATGTGCCATTTTCAGCAGGAGACTATGTAAATATTACATTAAACAACAATAACGCAGTCACCCCATTTGAAGATAATTCATTGTTTGCTGGAATTAAGAGGGTATATAGTGTAGGAGATGATGGAGATAATAGTTTTAAGGTGGAGTCTACTGGCCCTGATATATCTCTCAGGTCGGCATTAGATCTAGGAGCAGCTAATCCCAATACTGTGGCTAAAATAAATGGTCAGATACAATTTGTAACAGATGATATAGTCTTTACCTAATGATATAATTTACTAAGGAGAAAATATGGGAATCTTATCTACGCCCAACAGGGGCCAGCCGCTTGACGTTGATTATATAGCTCAAATAGCTACACAAGTTAATCAGCTTACCACCCTTGTTGGTGATAGATCATCATCATTTTCTTCTGTCAACGATGTAAGTGTTAAAACATCAGACATGAAATTTTTTGCTAAGACAGTAAACGTTTTTGCTAGTACAAATAAAACTGATGGCGACGTAGTAGACTATACTGTTTCATATCCACCATTTAATGGAAATCCAATCGTAACTGCAACGATTGTTTCTGGTGCTTCATCAACAATTGGCGACGATGCAACGGTAGTTATGAAAAATATTTCAAGCTCAAGTTGTACATTTAGGATAACTTTTAATGCTGGTGGAAACCTAGATATTTTTGTTAACATTATTGCAATAGGTTTCCCAGTTCTATCATAATTTTTATGGTAGAATTGTCTAAATTTTAAACAAGGAATATTATGTGCTGCAAAAGATGTAAAGGAAAAATGTTTGTAGATAGAGTTCATTCTGCATATAATCATTTGGAAATTTTTTGCATAAATTGTGGTTATAGAAAAATATATCACCCCCCATCAAAGTTTGGAAATTTTGCATTATGGCTAGAAAAAAAAGAAAAAGAGACAGCCAAACAGGTGAATGGCAGGTAGCTCCAGCAAGAACCATCTTTTTCATAGACGGTATATTAGTAAGGTTATTAAACACAAATAGAGGTGCGAATATCGTAAACCTGTTTGACTTGATTAATCAAAAAGAAGTATCTATGCTTTTATCAGATTTTAAAAGGCATAAAAAAAGAGCCTATACTTTGGCAGATACAGCAAGACTTTTAAATCGTGGTCCAGCACAAATATATAGATATATAAACGAGGGATTAATTGATCCGCCAACTGGAACCCAGCCAGGTGGGGAAAGGATGTTTACTAAACTATCTTATTATTCAGAGGACGACATATTTAAAATTAGAGAGGTTATGTCAACAATTCATAGGGGTAGACCAAGAAAAGATGGGAAAATATCCAACAGCGTATTGACTGAGCAAGAATTGCGTGCTAAGATGGGTGATGCCTTGATGTTATATACAAGGACAAAGGATGGGGATTTTGTCCCTGTTTGGTCAGAACAAACATATTAGGAGAAAAAATGTCAGAAAAAACAGAGGTTACTGTAAACCTTGGATACACGCTCAATCTTGGAAATTTTCAGAGTCTGAGGGTAGATCTCGGATGTACTGACTATGTTCGTCAAGATGAAGATGTAGATACCGCAATGAATCGCGTTTATGACTTTGTAGAGGGCAAAGTTATGAGTAGGATTGAGGAAGCTAAGCGGGAAATGGATTAATGGTTGATAAGAAGCAAAGATACTCTCTTATAAGCTATTTTAAAAAAGTAGCAAAGGAAAACAATGCTCCCTTACAACCGATTAATATTCATTCTCAGCAATGGGCTGCAGAAGCACTTATAGAATCATATGGATATCAGGAGTGTAAGGATTTAGTAGATTATTATTTTGTTGTCTCAGCCTCACCAGACTGGACATGGTTTGCGTACAACTCTGATAGGCTGCTACAATCTAAGACATTAGAAGATGATGATCGGATACTAAGAGAACGTTTACGAAAAGGTGCTAAGGAATGGTTGGAGACTTAATGGATGACCTAGAGGCAAAAGTATTATCTGCAGTCCTTGAAGACAAGCAAATTCATGTTTTATTGCAAGCAAATCCAGATTCATTATTCAGAACACATGGAGATGTTTGGGAATTTATCAGGACATACTATGAGAAGAATATGTCTGTTCCTCCGTCATCTATTGTTGTAGAAAAGTTTAGAGACTTTGAGCCAGTAAAAGATGTGGGTGCTACCAAGCACCATGTAGACGAACTAAGAACAAACTTCCTTGACGGTAAAATTAGGGAGTTGCTAAAAACTAGTGCATCACAGCTCCAGGAAAACAAGGTTCAAGATGCTCTTAATACCCTTATTTCTCAAAGTTCTGACCTTAAGCGTGGCTCTGCAGAGGTTCGTGATATTGACGTTGTAGATGTAGATGATGCTGTAGCATACTTCAAACACATTGAAGAACTAAATAGGCTTGGTGCTCATGGCATTAAAACAGGTCTGGCAGGATTTGATAACTACCTACCTTCTGGAATTATGCCAGGGCAGTTTGGAATTCTTCTTGCTTATCCTGCTATTGGTAAGTCGTGGCTTGCATTGTATCTTGCTGTGCAGGCATGGAAGAATGGCAAAAAGCCACTCTTTGTATCTCTAGAGATGACAGAGAGCGAGGTTCGTAATCGTGCCTATACTATTATGGCAGGGGGTCAGTTCTCTCATCGTAAGATTAGTGCTGGAGAAATTGATATTGAAGAGTTTCAGCGTTGGGGTAATAAATATTTAAATAATATGCCCTCCTTTCAGATTGTTTCTAATGATGGATTGGGCGAGGTAACTCCAGCAGTTTTGCGGGGCAAAATAGACCAATACTCACCAGACATAGTGTTTGTTGACTATATTCAGCTTATGCAGTCTAATACGCCAACGGATAATGAGGTAGTAAAGATTAAGAACATTAGTCGTGAATTAAAAATTCTTGCTATATCGGAGCAGACTCCTATTATTGCAATTGCTTCTGCAACACCTGATGATGCAAAGAATATGAATACTGTTCCAACTTTGGGTCAGGTTTCATGGTCAAAGCAGTTGGCTTATGATGCCGATTGGGTTTTGGCACTTGGCCGTGAAGCGTCCTCTGATATTCTTGAGGCTTGCTTTAGAAAAAATAGACACGGCTACCTTGGAGAGTTTTTAGTACAGGTAGACTTTGACAAGGGCAGATTCTTATACAAAGATTTTGAGGACCAATAAAGTCCAGTATAATTATCCTATGACAATTGTACACAAAGGGATTAAAAGGTTCGAACTAGAAGGACAAATCTATGATGAATCTTCTATTCCCCGAATAAAAAATGAACATATATTCATGCTAACAATGATGATGAAAACGAAAGGTTATTTGATTAGATATGATATTGACCCTGACTTTACCATCATGTACAATGGAAAATCATTCGACTTTAAGTTATCGGTATACGGAGTATTTGTAGGAAAGAAGAGGGCGCAATGGTTCGATGGGGTGGACAAAAACAAGCTAATATCGAATTCTACTCAGAAGAGCAAGTCAGAAGAACACTCCTGGCCTGCGGCATAGATATTGTCCAAGAGATTGAGTCAGACTTTATAATTTACTGCCCATATCATAACAACCATAGAACACCAGCAGCAGAAGTATCTAAAACATCAGGAGATTTCTATTGCTTTGGATGCCATGAGTCACGCGATTTAGTTCAGCTCGTAATGTTCTGCTCAAAAAGAAATTACTTTGAGGCAATGCGTCTTATTTATTCCAAGAAAGCAGAAGACAATATAGAGGTTGACTTGCTTAAGATATTAGACAAAAAGCCAGAATATCCAGAGTTTGATGAAGGAGTCGTATTAAGGCTAAATGATGCTGCTCTTGTGTCTTATAGGGCAGCAGGTTATCTAAAGGGCAGAGGCATTACTAAAGATAGCGTAGAAAAATATAAGATAGGATATTCAGAAAAGCAGGATATGATTACCATTCCCATCTACTCGCCTGATAGTATTTGTGTAGGAATGGTAGGTAGGTCTGTAGAGGGCAAGGAGTTCAAGAATACCCCAGGACTCCCACGATCTAAAACTATGTTCAATATCCAAAGAAACAAAGCTGCCAACAAGATATTCCTGGTAGAATCATCCTTTGATGCTATCCGCATTGAACAAGTGGGCGGTAAGGCATTGGCGACACTAGGATCAAATATTTCTAATAAGCAAAAGGACTTGCTAAAAAAGTATTTTACTAGTATAATCGTAGTGTCAGACAACGACGACGCAGGAAGGGATATGAAAGAAAAGTTATCAATGTCCCTTGGTAGCATAGTAATACAGGGCGATCTACCTGATACTGTTAAAGACGTTTCTGACTTGGATGACGAACAACTAAAAACATTTATAAATACATTTGATAACGAGATACATTACATATTACAATAGGAGAGATGATATATGGGAATTATTAAGGGGCTAAAGAACATTGAAGCTGTTCTAGATAAGCCAAAGACGGGCGGAACAGAAAGCAAAGTACGATGGCTAAGAATGGAAGATGGTCAAAGCACAAAGATTCGCTTTGTCAATGAGATTGATGAAGACTCTAAGTTTTATAACGAAGACCGTGGTTTAGCAATTGTTGTAAGCGAACATACTAATCCAAAGGACTATAAGCGTAAGGCTGTATGCAGTCTAGAAGATGAGGGCCGTTGCTTTGGATGCGAAATGCATCGTAAGGATATGAAGGCTGGATGGAGGCCAAGGCTACGCTTTTATACCAATGTTATTGTTGATGATGGAATTGAAGACCCATACGTCGCAGTATGGAGCATGGGTGTTGCAAAGTCTGCAACATTTTCTACTATTCGTGAATATGCAATGGATGCAGAGGGCATCACAAATATGACATGGAAGCTTAAAAGAAATGGTATGGGCACAGAGACAAATTATACTCTCATTCCAGGCGCACCAGACATAGAAGAGTTTGACTGGTCTGGAATTGAGGCATATGCATTAGAGTCTGCGATTAGACAGGTTCCTTATGTTGATCAAGAGTCTTTCTACCTTGGATTTGACAATCCAGCAACATCAACTACGGTTGATTGGTAAGCCTTGAATTACGCACCACTTCACGTTCATTCGCATTATAGTCTTATGGACGGGGTTGCAACCCCAGAGGAGTATGCTAAGCGTGCTGCTTCTCTGGGGATGCCAGCCCTAGCCATTACAGACCACGGTGTTCTTTCTGGTCATAGGCCAATGTACAGGGCTGCAAAAGAGCAGGGAGTCAAGCCCATTCTTGGTGTAGAGGGATACATTACTGCTGATCGTTTTGATAAGCGTGATAAGACAGAAAGAACAACACCACTAGACCTTATTTACAATCACATCGTAATCCTTGCTAAAGATCCACAGGGACTACAGAATCTTAATACTCTCAATGAGATTGGTTGGACAGAGGGATTTTACAAGAAGCCACGAATTGATTTTGAGGTTCTTGATAAGTATGGTGACGGTCTTATTGTTTCCTCTGCCTGCATGTCAGGCCTTATCAATAAGGCTATTGAAGTAGATGATTATGCTGTTGCCAAGAATCATATCAAGTGGTTTATGGATCGCTTTGGCGATGACTTTTATGTAGAACTTATGCCACACAACGTTGCTGGTATGAACACAGAGCTTTATAATCTTGCTAATGAAATGGGTGCTAAGTGCATCGTTACCCCTGACTGTCATCATTGTACGACAGATCAAAAGGTAATTCAAGAAATTATGCTTGCACTCAACACACATGCCAAGATACAAAAAGACGTTAGTTATGAGAAGTCTGCCAAGATACCTGACTTGATGAAGCGTCTTGACTATCTTTATGGTGAAGATCGTCCTATGTCATTCCGTAGTTTTGATATCCATCTCCTTTCATATGAAGAGATGCGAGAGGGTATGGAGAAAGAGCAGAAGTTTGATGATAGCATTTATTCTAACACCCTTGAGATTGCAGAGAAGGTTGAAGACTATAAGCTAAAGAGTAACCTTAATCTTCTTCCAATCAAGGTAAAGAATCCAGAAGATGAGTTGAGAAATCTTGTCATAGATGGCCTTAAGTCTAGGGGGCTAGACAAAGATGAAGAATATCTAGCCAGGGTAGACGAAGAACTATCTATCATTAATGACAAAGAGTTTGCACCCTACTTCCTTGTTGTTAGCAATATGATCTCATGGTCTAAGGAACAAGGTATTATGGTTGGGCCAGGACGAGGATCTGCTGCAGGCTCTCTCGTCTGTTATGCACTAGGTATTACAGAAGTAGACCCAATTAAGTATGGACTTTTGTTCTTCCGATTTATTAATCCTGAGCGAAATGACTTTCCAGATATTGATACTGATATCCAGGATAGCCGTCGTGAAGAGGTTAAGGAATACCTAGAGAAAGAATACAAGAATGTAGCCTCTATTACTACCTTCCTGATGTTTAAGGACAAGGGCGTTGTGCGTGACGTTGCTAGGGCACTTCATGTTCCTTTGCCAGATGTGAATAAGGCACTCAAGCTTGTTGACACATGGGAAGATTTTATTAGTTCTAATTCAACAGAATGGTTTAGAGAAAAGTATCCAGATGTTCAGATATACGCAGAGCAATTGCGTGGTCGTATTCGTGGTACAGGGGTCCATGCTGCAGGAGTTGTAACTGCAAAGGATGCTATTCATAAGTACGCTCCAATGGAAACTAGAACTGTAACGGGTACTAAGACTCGTATTCCTGTTGTTGCTGTAGATATGGATGAAGCAGCAGACATTGGCCTGATTAAGATTGATGCCCTTGGGCTAAAGACTCTTACTGTTATTCAAGATACTCTAAGGACTATCAAGGAAAGAAACGGTATAGACATTGATCTTAATACTATTGATCTAAAAGATAGAGAAGTATATCGAATGCTTTCTGAGGGAAATACCAAGGGAGTGTTTCAATGTGAAGCAACTCCATATACTAACCTTCTTATAAAGATGGGTGTTAAGAACTTTGATGAACTAGTGGCTTCTAACGCCCTTGTTCGCCCAGGAGCCATGAATACTATTGGAAAGGAATACATTGCTAGAAAGAGTGGTAAAAATATTGTTGAGTATCCCCATTCAGTAATGAGGCCATTCCTAGAAGATACTTATGGTCAGATTCTTTATCAGGAGCAGGTTATGCAGGCGTGTACCACAGTCGGAGGCATGACATTCGCAGAGGCTGACAAGGTTCGCAAGATTATTGGTAAGAAGAAAGACGCTAAAGAGCTTGATGTATTCAAGGATAAGTTTATTAGAAATGCATCGGCATACATTAGTCCATTCCAGGCAGATAATATGTGGCACGACTTTGAGGCACATGCAGGGTACTCATTTAATAAGTCTCACGCCGTTGCATACTCAATGCTTTCTTACTGGACAGCTTGGCTCAAGTTCTACTACCCTATTGAGTTTATGTATTCTGTCCTTAGCAATGAAAAGGATAAGGACTCAAGGACAGAGTATCTTATTGAGGCCAAGCGTATGGGAATTCCACTAAGGCTTCCCCATGTCAATGAATCAGAGATTGATTTCTCTATTGAGGGTAAAGCAATTAGGTTTGGACTATCTTCTATCAAGTGGCTATCTGATAAAGTTTCGTCAAACATTATTGCTGCTAGGCCATTTAATTCTTACCAAGAAGTTCGTGATGCCGCATTTAAGAAGGGTAGCGGGATCAATAGTCGTGCAATAGAGGCCATGAATGCCGTTGGTGCATTGACCTTTGACGATAATCCACGGGATGAAAAGAGGGTAAGAGAAAACCTTTACGAATATCTTAACCTGCCAGAATTCAACATAAATGTTCCTAATCACTATTATGCGTATATTGACAACTCTGAAGATTATGAAGAAGACGGGTCACACATTCTTCTAGGCGTTGTCAAAAATATAAAGCGTGGTAAGGGCTGGTCGCGTGTTGAACTACTAGACAAGACGGGATCAGTAGGAATATTTGCGCCTGAGGACACTACGATAGAAACGGGAAAGACGTACCTAATTCTTGCATCAGCCAATAGGGTTGCGGAGGCAATTCCAATTGATGAACTTGATAGTTACAAGACAAGTCCCATGATTAGGTTCCTCAACTATAAGCAAATACCCTTTGGACAAGACGAGGTTTTTGTGCTATCGTTTAATCCTAGAATAACAAAGGCGGGTAAGAAAATGGCTAACATGACAATAGCAACCGCTGATCGTGAAATGATTGCTGTAACAGTTTTCCCATCACAATTTGCACAAGCATATATGAAGTGTGAAGAAGGTACAGTCGTTAAGATTGAGCTATCAAAAACAAAAGAAGGAACTACCATTTTGAAGGAAGTAATATCATGAGTTATTTAAAAGATATGGATGATCTAGCCTTTACTCTGCACTCAGGAGCAGTAAAGAAGGGGTTCTATGAGCCATACTTACACATGGATGAGGCAGACAGGATAGTGTTTTATTTAAAGCAACTGGCTATGATTCATAGTGAGGTATCAGAAGTTTTAGAGGCTATGAGGAAAGAGAAGGGCGACGATGTTGTTGTTGAAGAGTTGGCTGACATTATCATTCGTGTCCTAGACTTTTGGGCATTTCTTTCTATGACACAGTATACAAATAAGTCTTTAGCAAAGGCCGTTGTAAACAAGATGGAAAAGAACAAGGAGCGTCCAGCGATGCATGGAGTATTAGCGTGATTAGTGAGGCAATGGAAGAAGTTCTTTCACAAATAGATCCAAAGCTTAGAAAGAAAGTGTCTGCTGCCTCAGATATTGAGGTCATAATGCAAAAGACACCCAGCGTTGGGCTAAATAAGCAACTAAATGGTGGCCTCGCTTATGGCAGGCAGGTTCTTATTTGGGGCAATAAGTCTGCTGGCAAGTCGTCGTTTTGCTTGCAAATGATTGGTCAGGCACAGAAAGAAGGAAAGATATGTGCGTGGATTGACTCAGAGCAATCATATGATCCTAAGTGGGCACAGAGGCTAGGAGTAGACTCAGAGAGCCTTATATATTCTCCTGCCAGGACAATCAACGACATGGTTGATGTTGCCACACAACTTATGTCTGCTGGCGTAGATATTATTGTTGTTGATTCTATCTCTGCCCTGCTTCCTGCTATCTACTTTGAGAAAGACTCTGATGAACTAAAACAGTTAGAGAATACTAAGCAAATCGGTGCAGAGGCACGGGATATGACAAACGCTGTCAAGATGCTTAACTATGCAAACAATCAGACTAAGCAAACATTGCTAGTTCTTATATCTCAGCAACGTAATAATATTGGTCAGATGTTTGTAAGCCACCAGCCCACAGGGGGTCATGCTGTTAAGTTTTTTTCTAGCACAGTCGTCAAGCTTTGGTCAAGTGAGTCAGAAAAGAATGCTATCCAGGGCAAGATAGAAGTAGGAGATAAAGTCATACAAAGCAAGATAGGTCGCCAAGTCACCTGGACTATTGACTACAACAAGACAGGAAAAGCCTTTGAGAGTGGCATGTACGACTTCTATTTCTCTGGTGACTTTGTTGGCGTAGATAACATTGCAGAAGTTGTAGACGTTGCAGAGCAATTAGGACACATAGAAAAGGGTGGCGCATGGTACACAGTTCTTGGAGAAAGGTTCCAGGGTAGAGCAAAGGTGGTCGAATGGCTACGACAAAATCCAGATAAGGCGGCAGAACTTGTCCAAATCATCGAATAAGTAT